AGCCACTGCCCAGCGCAACGTTGCCGCCACCCGAGGCAACATGGCCCATTCACAGGCCGAATATCTCCTCAAAACCGCCCAGCGGCTGGCACGCAGCACTGCCAACAAGCGCAACGCCATTCACTGGGACTCCCAAGGCCTGGCCCGCATCCCACCCAAAATCACGCAGTGGGCCCTGACCAAAGTCCGCCCCACCGTCCCTAGAGTTGGCTGGAGCGCTTCCGGCTACGCCCGCGGCCTCTCCGACTGGATCGTCGCTAACACGACCGAGATCTTCGCCTCCGAGTTTTCCATACATCACCCGGCTGGCTTCGCTGGAACCTGCGACGCCCTGATCGGCATGAAGAACAACGAGCTGGTACTAGCCGACTGGAAGACCAGCGTGGGCCGCAAAACCACCCCCGACGAAGACGGCCTGGAACGCCTCCCTGCAGGCCATTCATACATCGACCAGTGCGGGGCCTACAGCCTCGGCCTCAAGCACCTCACAGGCCTCCAGCCCACTGGAGCAGTCGTCGTCCTGGCCCGCCGCTGCGGCGCCCCCAATGTCCATTCAATGTCGGCTCGCGAGCTCGCCGACGCAGAGGAGTCATTCATGGCTAGAGTAGTACAGTACTTCGAGAAGCTCGAAGCCTCGTGATTCTTGCCCTGGTACTACTGACCACCCCGCCCGTCATCAAAACCGGCACCTGCCCCCTTGGCTGGTACTCGTCTGCGGGATACTGCGTCCCGGCGAGCCCTTCAAGCCGCCCTGCCATTCAAAGGGCTGGTACATGCCCCTTGGGCTGGAGCACCGGCAACCCCGCTTACTGTGTAAAACGCTAGTCGGCAATAGGTAGGGAAGTTCATTCACCCCACCATGTCCAGCCTGGTACGTCTGACCGGCGAGGCCCAGCACGACCTAAAAGCCTGGTGCCAGAAATACACCCCCGCCCTGGCTTACCACGCCCATTCAGACACAACCCACATTCAGGTGGCGCATGTCCTGAGCATCTACCACGTCTTGGACGATGCCCTGGAACGTCTCGCCGACACGGCCATTCATGACGCCACCGAAATGTCCCGCGTCCTGTCTCGGCCTACGGAAAGCCATTCATGACCGGATCAAAAAGCCATTCATGCCTCGCACCAACACCTAAAAACCGGGATTCCCTGTAGTTGCCCTGGTGCCTGGGGCGTAGACGGCCAGACCTGCCACGGTGTATCGGGGTGTGTCTCATGAGTCTCACCCTGGGGCACAGCAAAGCGGGATCCCGGCAAACCGGAATCCCGCGGTGCTGGCTGTGATCAGTCAGGCAGTCTGCCTGGTGCGCGGCTTGTAACTGGCGCGTGGTTTGCCTGCATCGGTGCGCGGCTTGCGTGGTGCGCCCGGCTTGTTTCGTGTCGTTGGTTTCGTGCGCGGATTTTCTGCACTTAATTTCAGACCCGCGGGCTTGAGGTCGCTGGGGCAAGCCTCACCGTGGTTGACGGCCTGGCAAGCCTCCCAGTACGGGATCAGGCTCTCCCATAACTCGCGGATACCCTCCTTGCCGTGTTGCTGGTGCAGCGTCAGCAGGTCGCGCCACTCTGCCGCGGTCAAGGTCGACCGCTCCGCGCAATAGCGCAAGTCTCGCAGCTGGCGCTTCTCCTGCCGGATCTGTTCGCGCAGTAGCTCACGGGCATCTGCCGCGGCTTGCTTTAAGTCTCGTTTGTCTCGCTGGGTTGTCCAGCTGCCATCTGACATGGTGCCATTGGTGCGGCTACCCTCCCACACTACCAGCACGGTCAAGCCAGCCGGCCAGACTGTTAAGTGTTACAACAGCGGCAGACTGCCCCCCTTGGCTGGGGCCCATACTGTGTGAGTCGTTCGGCCTACCACGCCATGACATACAAGGAACCACGGCTCAGACCCCAACGTTTTGTTGGCATGAGCTGGGAACAGATCACAAGCCAGCTGCAGGGATTGGAGCGCCAGCAGGCCATGGCCCTATGGCAGTGGGCAGCGTATCGCTACAGCTCGCACGGGACGGCACAGGAAAAGCACTGGCGCCGCTATGGCGTCGATTCTGTCACCCGTCGCGTTGATCGGGTCCGCTCCTGGCTCAACCTGCAACCCTACGGGGAGGCATCATGAAAGGTCGCACTGTTCACCCGGCAGAGTTTGCCGGCTGGCGCCCCAGCATGGTTGACGCCGCCCTATGGGAGACGATCCTATGGGCTACCACAGACGACGATGGCGAACCCTTAGACAAGAATCACGACCAAACCGCGGCATGGCGCGAGGACATGCAAGCCCTGTCTGATCAGTTCTACGCCTGGTGCGATCTGGCGGGTGACTGCCTGATAGAGCACGGGCTAGGCGAACTGAGCCTCGAAGATCTGTTAGGCGACCGTGTCGAGCATTGCTACGTTTTGGCGCGGGATGGCCATGGCGTCAGCATGACGGATCTGACGGATCGGTGGTTGCCAGGGCCCGAGTATGCCTGCTGCGAAGCGCTGCAACGGCTGGCGCAAGCCCAGGGTCCCATTGGCGCCTACGTTGGCGATGACGACCGGATTTATCTGAGCTGGTGCGCTTGACGCCCGGCCGGATCCGGTTCTAGACTCTCACACAAGCCCCACCCTTAGGCTCCCATCATGACAAAACCGGACTATTGCGACGCAGCCAGAGAACTTGAACTCTGGGCCAACAACACTGAAGCCTGGATCAAGCCAGCATGGCTGACCCTTGGCAAGTTCCATAAAGCCGGAACCTACAGCAAGGACCGGGCCATTGCATATCTTGACCGTTACGTGCTGATTCCTGCTGCTAAGCAATACCTCCTCGAATTTGGCGGGATGCGCGACACCTGGGAGGCTTGGTTCCCAAAGGCTTGCCGTTTGGCGGCGGCTGAGTCGATCGCTGATTCTATGGTGGCTGAGTTCAGACTCGGCAACTATTGGGAGGCCTGAGCCATGCAGACTCTCTGGCAGGCAGAACTGACTGACACGTTTGGCGGTGAGGCTAATTACTGCTGGGTTAACCGTGAGACCTTCGAGCTACCGGCTGACGCGACACGGCGCCAGATCGTAGCGGCTGGTAAGGCTGCCCTGGGTCTGACCGGTTGCCGTTGCAGGACCTTCGAGATGGGCGAAGGCTTCGAGCTGAGGCCCATAGGCTCATGCACCGTCGCGTTCTTGATCCCGTCCTATTGACTGGCACACTGCAAACCCTACGGGCCCGGCCACACTGCCGGGCTTTTTGCTGGGCGCTTAAGATTGAACCAAAGCAAGTGAGGATTAGTACTGTGACGGATCAGCCGGAAGCTAACAACACGGCGCCGGATGATGCGCCGGAAGCTGTAGAGAAAAAGCCGCGACCCTACGGGAAGCGCAACCCTGATGCCGTGATTGAGGAGAGGCGGAAGCGGCTTTACAAGCGGCAGTTAACGGGTCTGACTGTGCGCCAGTTGGTTCTAGAACACTCTGATCGTGAGTCCATCGCTGAAGCTACCGCCTGGCGCGACTGGGACGAGGTCAAAGTGTGGATGGAAGAGGATTGGAAGAAAGATAGGGAGTCTATAGTCTCACGTCTCCAGAGTATGCGTCTACGCGCAATTGACGCTGCAATCCGTAAAGGCCAGATCGGCTCTGCACAGTTGCTCATGCGAGACCTAGGCGCGGTCGTTGGGGAGGTCGCCCCGGAAGCCGCTGCGGCAGCCGCTCCCAGGCTTGAGATCACGGTCGAAGATCGCCGACAGTCTTAAGCCGCTGCGAGTGTTACAGAGTGTTAAGCCTGGGGCGCTGCGACCTCGACGCGGCCCCAGGCTGCTGTATTGTGTGAGAGTAAATCAAACCAAGCCACACCATGGCACCCGATTTCATCCACGCTCTGATCATCCTCAACACCAAAACCGGCGGCAACTGCGCGGGTTCCCGTTGCATCTGGCGAGCGCTGCGCAAGTCGCTTTTCTGATCCCACCCCACCCCGTCCCCCTACCACACCACGCCATGAAACGGACCATCGCCGCTCTCGTTCTGCTGGCACTCGCAACGTCAACCGCTAACCTCCCCCTGGCCGTCGCTCTCGCGGCTGGGGGCCTGGCGATCGGCGCCACAGTCCCAGCGGACTAGTACAAACCCACCACGTTACAGTGTGTTACAAGCCGGGGGGTAGCCTCCGGTTTTGTGGCGTGCCAAGCGGGGCCCAGGGAACCTACTGGTACATTCCCATTTCCTTCTTCTGTTACACATCTGGGGGTAGTGTTGCGATTCTTGTAATACACTGCAGGGTACCTGCTAGAAAAATGGCCACTAAATGCCCGAATCGCCAGCATTAACGCTCCGTTGGGCCCAAGGCGAGGTTTTCTCCAGCCGCAAACGCTTCAGAGTGTTGGTCGCCGGCCGCCGCTTCGGAAAAAGCTACCTCTCGTGTATCGAATTATTGCGTGGGGCGATCGAGAGGCCGGGCGAAACGTTCTTCTACGCCGCCCCTACATACCGAATGGCGAAGGACATCGCCTGGAAAGTCCTGAAGAAACTCGTCCCAAAAGCCTGGATCAAAAGCAAAAACGAGACTGACCTCAAAATCGAACTCGTCAACGGCTCCACCATCGAACTCAAAGGCACCGAAAACGCCATGGCCCTGCGAGGCCGCAGCCTGGCTGGCGTGGTGCTCGACGAGGCCGCCTTCATGGACTCCGAGGTCTGGTTCGAGGTCATCCGCCCCGCCCTCGCCGACAAACAGGGCTGGGCCCTCTTCATCTCCACCCCCGACGGCACCGCCAGCTGGTTCTACGACCTCTGGTGCTACTGCGAACAGGACGACCCCGACTGGCAACGCTGGCAATTCACCACCATCCAAGGCGACAACGTCCCCGCCGCCGAAATCGAAGCCGCCCGCGCCCAACTCGACGCCCGCACCTTCCGCCAAGAGTTCGAAGCCAGCTTCGAAAACCTCTCCGGCCTCGTCGCCGTCTCCTTCTCCGACGACAACATCGACAAACTGGTACAAGACCTCCCGGTCCTCCCTCTCCTCATCGGCGTCGACTTCAACATCGACCCCATGTCCGCCGTCTGCGCCGTCAAAAAAGGCGACGTCCTCTGGGTCTTCGACGAAATCATCATGACCGGCGGCGCCACCACCTGGGACCTCTGCGAAGAAATCCAGACCCGCTTCGGCGTGGAACGCCGCACCATCGCCTGCCCCGACCCCACCGGCGGCGCCCGCAAAACCTCCGGCGTTGGAGCCACCGACCACAACATCCTCCGCAAGTCCGGCTTCACCGTCTCCAGCCCCCGCTCCCCCTGGAAAATCCGCGACAAAATCACCTGCGTCAACACCGCCCTCCTCGACGCCTCTGGAACCCGCCGCCTCTTCATCAATCCCAAGTGCAAGGAACTCATCAAGTCCCTCCGCACCTTGACCTACGCCCCTAACACCGGCCTCCCCAACAAAAACCTCGGCGTGGACCACGCCTTTGACGCCCTGGGCTACCTCTGCCTCCAAACCTTCAACCTCGCCAAACCAGAATCCCTCGGCAAGACCAACTATCGTGTGTGGTAACACCTGGATTACACCGTGGCCGCCAAAAAGCCGACCAAGGCCCAGAAAAAGGTCGCCAAAGTCATGCGCGAGTACGGCAAAGGCGAACTCCACTCGGGCAGCAAGAAAGGCCCCGTGGTGAAATCCCGCAAGCAGGCCATCGCCATCGCCCTCTCCGAGGCTGGAATGTCCATGCCCAAGAAAAAACCCACCAAAAAAGGTAAAAAGTAATGGCTAAACCCGGCCTCTACGCCAACATCAACGCCAAGCGCAAGCGCATCGCTGCCGGCAGCGGCGAAAAAATGCGCAAACCTGGAGCAAAAGGCGCTCCCACCGCCGCCGCCTTCAAAGCCTCGGCCAAAACCGCCAAAAAACCAAAGAAATAGCCTCATTTTCCCTACACCGAGGCCGCCATGCAGCTACTCAACACGATCTCCGTCAACAGCCCGTACTCCACCGGCTACGGCACTGCGGGCGGCTCTAATGCTGCTGGAGCCACCGACGCCTTCGGCCGCATCCGCACGTCCAGCCCGCTCACCCTCTTCGACTCCAGCCACCGCTACAAAGACAACGGCCTCTGGGCCACCGCCACCGCAACCGGCGGCACCTCAACCTTCGACGCCAACGCCGGCCTCGTCGACCTCTCCGTAACCACCAGTTCCGGTTCCTCGGTCATCCGCGAAACCACAAAGTGCTTCTCCTACCAGCCCGGTAAATCCCTGCTGGTGATGTCCACTTTTGTGTTGAGTCCGACCAAAACCAACCTCCGCCAGCGCATCGGCTACTACGGCGCCGCCAACGGCATGTACCTGGAGCTGGACAACACCACCCTTTCCTTCGTCGAACGCAGCTCCTCCACCGGCACCCTCGTCGAAACCCGCGTCGCCCAGTCCAATTGGAACATCGACCCCCTCAACGGCACCGGCCCCTCCAACCTCACCCTCGACCCAACCAAAGCCCAAATCCTCTGGATGGACATCGAGTGGCTGGGACTCGGCACAGTCCGCATGGGCTTCATCATCAACGGCAAATTCATCCACTGCCACTCCTTCCACCACGCCAACATCATCACCTCCACCTACATAACCACCGCCTCCCTACCCCTCCGCTACGAAATAACCAACACCGCCGCTACCGCCAGCGCAAGCACCCTCAAACAAGTCTGCTCAACCGTACTTTCCGAAGGCGGCTACGAACTTCGCGGCCTCCAACAAGCCATCGGCACCACAATAACTTCTCCTCACGTCCTTACCACAGCAGGCACATACTACCCAGTCATTTCTTTACGCCTTAAATCCGCTGCACTAGATGCAATTGTTATTCTTACCGCCCTATCTATATTGGCCGCCACAGCCAACTCAAACTACAGCTGGCGTGTAGTTGCCTCTGCCACAACCACCGGAGGCACTTGGACAAGCGCCGGAACAGAGTCCAGCGTCGAATACAACCTAACTGGAACAGCAACAACCGGCGGCCGCATCCTGGCCCAAGGCTATTTCAGCTCCACCAACCAGAGCACATCCTCAGTAGACATCCTCAAAGAAGCGCTGTTCAAATTCCAGCTGGAACGCAACGGCCTCACAACAACCCCCTACGAATTAAGCCTTGTTGTCGCGGCCAGCTCGTCAACGTCTAACGTACATGCATCTATGGACTGGGAGGAAATCAGCCGCTAATGCGAATCCAAACCATCAACGGCGGCTGCGTCCAGATTGACATCGACGCAGAAGACGGCATGACCCACGCCACTTTCGTCTTCAAAACCCCCTCCCTACCCGAAACCATCGGCGGCTTCGTGACCATGCTGACCCGCGGCATCGAAGTGCTGGTACCCATCCCCGACCCCGACGACGAGGAGCCCGAAGAAGATGATTGAGTATCGCGGCGAACGTTTCGAGGGCTACAACAAGCCCAAGCGCACCCCCAACCACCCCAAAAAATCCCACGTCGTCCTCGCCAAAGACGGCGACACAGTCAAACTCATTCGCTTCGGTCAACAGGGCGTATCTGGCTCACCAGCACAAAAAGGAGAATCAGCAGCAGAGAAAGCCCGCCGAGCATCCTTCAAAGCCCGTCATGCCGAGAACATAGCAAAAGGAAAAATGTCCGCCGCCTGGTGGAGTGCCAAGGTCAAGTGGTAATCGGTGCCAAAATAGAAGCAAAGTAGGAGTCAAACCGTGGTCTACAGCGCCCAAATCCCCCCGACTGGCGCTGTAGTCAGCGAATCCCCCTTCGTCCGCAGCCTCGACGTCATCGCCATGATGCCCGACTGGGGCGTGATGGCCGCCGTCACCCGCGGCACCAACTACCTGCGCGACCTCAGCGAAACCTACCTCCCCCAAGAACCCCGCGAAGACACCGACGCCTACCAGACCCGCGTCGACCGCTCGGTCCTCAGCCCCTACACCAGCCGCCTCATCGAGACCGCCGCTGGCGCCATCCTCCGCAAACCCATCCACATCGAAGGCGACGATTACTGGCTGGAACTCGCCCAAAACATCGACGGCCTCGGCTCGAACATCAACGAATATGCACGCCGTGCATTGGTAAGCAGCCTCACCTACGGCCATAGCGCCATCCTGATCGACTATCCGGCCGCCGCCCCAGTCCTCAACCTCGCCGAAGAACGAGCCCTGGGACGCCGCCCCTACTTCGTCCACGTCGACGCCCCCCAGATCTGGGGCTGGCGCAAAGAACCAGTTACCAACCGCCTCCTTCAAGTCCGCATCCACGACTACGACGTCCGTCCCCTCAACGAGTTCGGCGAAGAACAAGTCGAAGAGATGCGCGTCATCTACCCAGGCCGCTACGACCTCTACACCCTCGGCCAAGACGTCGTCGAGTTCACCGCCACCGGTGGATACAGCCTCACCGAAATCCCCCTGGTCCCGATCTACAGCAACCGCCGCGGCCTGCTGATCTCCCAGCCACCCCTGCTGGACATCGCCAACCTCAACATCACCCACTACCAACGCCAGGCCGACCTCATCCACGCCCTCCACATCGCCGCCATGCCCACCCTCGTCCTAGAGGGTTGGGACGACACCACCGGCAGCGCCACCATGGGCGTCAACTACGCCATCGCCATGCAACCCGGCAACAAGGCGTACTACGTCCAAGCCGACGCCACCAGCTTCGACGCCCAAATGGCCGAACTCCAATCCCTGGAGCAACAGATGTCCACCCTGGGCGTCACCAAACTCTTTGGCCAAAAATTCGTCGCCGAATCCGCCGAGGCCAAGCGCATCGACCAGGCCCAGTCCAACAGCGTCCTCTCGATCATCAGCCAAGAACTCGAAAGCGCCCTAAACCAGGCCTTCGCCTTTGCCGCCCAGTACGTCGGCATGGAACCCCCCGAAATCACCATCGATCGCGATTTCGACTACTACCGCCTCATCGGCCAAGACGTCGCCGTCCTCAGCCAACTCAATGCCGCCGGCAAAATCAGCGACGCCATGCTGCTGGAGATCCTCCGCCGCGGCGAAGTCCTCCCCGACAACATCAACATCGAGGACGAAATGGAAGCCGCCGGCAAACCCGCCACCGAAATCACCGAAGAAGCCGAAAGCCCCGAAGAACCGGATTCCATGGACAGCCAAGACGACTCAGAAGATATGTCACTTTCTTAACTGCTAAACTACAAGCGTCCAAGTAGTACACAACCGTGCCCGAAGACCCCACCGCACCAGTAACTCCTGTGGAGACTGGTGCACCTCAGCCCGTGGCTGACAACATCGACTACGCCTCCCAAGTCGAGGCCCTTCGAGCCAAAAACCAAGAACTGATCGCCGAACGCCGTAAGGACCGCGAAAACCGCGAAGCCCTCCAGGCCCAAATAGACGACCTCCGCAACGCCCAAGAAACCGCCAAAACCGCCAAACTCGCAGAATCCGGCGAGTTCAAAACCCTCTGGGAAGAAGCCCAACAAACTGTTGCCGACCTCAAACAACAACTAGCCGCAAAAGAATCTGAAGTCGATCAAATTCGCCAAGGCTTCACACAAGAACAGCTCAAATCCTCCGCCATCGCCCAACTCTCCTCGGCTGGTGCACTGGCGCCCGATCAGCTGTATCGTTTACTGCAGGAGAACCTTCGCGCTAAAGACGGTCAGCCCGTGGCTGTCGTCGGCGGCGTCGAAGTTCCAGTTGGTGAATACATCACCAACCTCAAAAACCCCGGCAGCGGCTACGAGCACCATTTCGCAGCTACGAACCGCGCTGGTATGGGTGTAGCAGGCAGTGCCCGCTCCACCAGCCTCCCCGGCCAATCCAACCCCTGGTCCAAGGAGTCCTGGAACATCACTCAGCAAATGATGATGCTTGCCAACGACCCTGACAAAGCCAGGCTCCTCAAAGCCGAAGCCGGACTCAACTAGCCCCTGTGGGGCACCTCCCCAACGAACACTCCACTGGAGCTAAGTCATGTCTTCCTTTACCGGCAACTACGGAGGAACTTTCCTCTCCAACCTCGTTGCCCGCCCCGAGTTCCTTCAGTACACCGCCGAAGGCATCTTCGAGCAATCGAAGTGGATCCAGAGCGGCATTGTGCAGCGCAACGCAGCCCTGGATGCCCGCAGTGGCGGCACCCGCGTCCGCGTGCCCTTCTTCGACCCCATTGCCCCCACTGAGACCCAAATCCTCAGCAGCAACGCTTGGGGCGGCACCAGCGCCGGCTACCTCGTTCCCCAGAACGTGACCGCCGACGAGCAGATCATGACGATCCTGCACCGTGGCTTCGCCTACGCCGCTGACGACCTCAGCAAGCTGGGCTCGGGCGCCGATCCCCTGGCTCACGTCCGCAACCAGCTGACCGCCTCCATCAACAAGCTGAAGACCGCCACCCTGGCAGCCCAACTGCTGGGTCTGTTCGGTCCTATTGCTGGCAACGGCGTCCTCGGCCCCAACCAGGTGAACAAGTCGTTCGCCGGTGTCCCCGGTTCCATGACCGAGGCCAACTTCCTCAACGTCGCCAACGTGGTTGCTACCAAGGCAGTTCTCGGCGAGCGCGGCGACGAGCTTGACGCCATCGCCATGCACTCCAACGTGGCCTACTACCTGCAGCAAGTCGGGATGCTGACCTTCAGCACCTCGGCCCTGTCCACCGGTGGTTCCATCGTGTGGGGCGGCGGCGGTGTGGGTGTCAACCAGACCGAAGTGGCCACATTTGCTGGTCTGCGCGTCGTCATCGACGATCAACTGACCGCCCTCACCGGCGGCACTGCCACCCACGCCAAGAAGTACCCCGTGTACCTCTTCAAGACCGGCGTGGTTTCCGAAGGCATCCAACAGGACTTGCGTCTGGCTGCCGATCGCAACATCCTGTCCATGCAGGATGTCCTGGCTGTCGACTACCACTACGGTTATCACGTGACCGGCACCAAGTGGGCCGCCGCGGGCGACAACCCCAACAACACCAGCAATAGCGGCAACCTCGCTGCCACCGAAAGCTGGAACCTGGTGTTCGCTACCACCAAGATGGTGCCTGTGGCCCGTCTGCTGGTCAACACCCCCTTCGACACCAGCGCCTACGCCTGATCTCAGGCTTAGACAACAAAAAGGCCCCCAACTCGGGGGCCTTTTCTTTTGCTCACTCTCCCTCAAGCCTCTTCTTTTCCTGCCTCTCGAACAACTCCACAGTATTGATCGCCATCTTGTACGACTGCAGGAACACCTGATTCAACACGTCGTAGCTGACCTGCAACTTTGCCGAAATCTCTGGCACGGTCAGCCCATCCTCCTCATGCAGCCTGCGTGCTTCTGGCACCACAACCTCCAAAGTCCGCATTTCATCCCCTGGAAGGAATGATGCAACCTTCTCACCCTTGGCCTCTAGGCTGGCCTCAGCAGTTCTACGAGCGGGCATGGCAACAGTTCGCCTTTACATATCACAGGATAACCTGCTCAGCCACGAGGACATCCCTTACGGCGAACACCTAGAGCGCGTCGCCGACCTCGAAATGTCTGGAGCAACCATTTACCACGCTTCCGTCCTGAGTCAACCTAAAAAGTCGAGAAAACTTACAGCCGAGGCTAGACTCAGACAAAGACTGTACTGACCGTGCCTGCCGCCATCGACGCAACCTTGTCTGGCGCCAACGCCAACTCGTACGTGACGCTTGCGGCCGCCGACGCCTACTTCGAGACAGTCCCCGACAGCACCAACTGGACCAGCAAGTCCACCGACGCCAAAAACCGCGCCCTGATCTCCGCCACCCGCTGGATCGACGCCCTCAGCTTCTACGGCGATCGCTGCACCACAACCCAGGCCCTCAAGTGGCCCCGCGAGGACTACACCGTCGACGGCATCGACCTCGCCTGCACCCTAATCCCCGAACCCGTCAAGGTCGCCACCTACGAACTGGCACGCGCCCTCGCCAACGACACTGACGCCATCATCGGCACCACAGGCACAACCGGCATCTACGACGAGGTCGAACTCGGCGAACTCCGCGTTAAGTACAACAAAACTTCACAGACCAGCGGCGTCGTCAACAACGTCTTCGATGTCTATCCCTGGCTTCAGTCCTACCTAGGCCCCTACTGCATGGGCGGAGCCGCCAACTACGCCGTCCGTCTATTCCGAGGCTGATATGGGTCTGATCGACGACACCTTCGCCTCCATCCCGGCCCCCCTCCTCAACGACTGGGGCCAAACGATCACCTACATCAAAACCACCACCCCCCGCACCTACAACCCAACCACTGGAGCAGTCACCGGCTCCGACACCAACGTCAGCATGAAAGCGCTGATCGTTCGCCTGACCCCCCGCGAATCTGAAGGTCTATACCAAGCCACCGACATCAAAGTGATCTTTGGCAGCGCCGAGCTTGGCACCTACTACCCCACCGAAGCCGATCGCATCCAGTACACCCAAGCCGGCGTAACCCGCGAGGCCAAAATCATCAACATCACCACCTACCGCGGCGACAACCCCGTCCTCCACACCGTCATAGCGAGGCCCCAGTAATGGCCGCCCTATCCCAACTGGAACGCGACCTCCGCACAAAGCTGAATAAATCAGTGCGGACAGTCGCTCGCAACATCATGAACGACCTCGCCGAGGCAGGTCCCGTCTGGGGAGGCGAGTTCCGCGATAGTTGGGAAGCCTACGCCCCCGGCGTTGGAGCAGCCATTCCAGGCCAGTACCCGTACACCCTTTCCGACATCCCCGAACTCCCCGTCACCAAGCGGGAGATGGAGCGAGTAACGAAACTCATTATCGGCAACCGTGCCTCCTACGCCTTAGTGGCCATGGATTTAGTAGCCCCCAGCGAAGGTTTTCGCTATCCCGGTTACGAACCCGAAGGTGACGTCGTTTTCCGCGGCACACGCCCAGACGGCGGTCGCCGTGGTGACATCGGCCCAAAACTTCGTGGCGGCTCCGACAATCGCTCCACCGCTCCTCTTGACTGGTACACAACTTACGCACAGGGAGGCAAAATGCAAAAAGCTCTCGAACGCGGCGTTAAAGCTGAATTTCAAGCATGAACTACCAAGCCATCCGCGCCGCTGTCGAAAATCCCCTGTTAAGCGCCTTCAGCGCACTGGTACCCCCAGTGCCAGTCTTCTTCGACAACATCACTGCCGCTCCCGCTAACTCCACCACCGAGCACGTCAGAATCAACGTCACCTTCGGCATCACAAACGAACCAACGCTTACAAGCAGCGTCGACAACGCACGTGGCGCCATCGTCATCCGCATCTTCACCGAAAAGGGCCGCGGCCCCGCCCGCAACCAGACACTGCTAACCACCGCCGTAACCGTCCTGGAAACCCTAAACAACACCGCAAAGACAACCAGCGGTGTTTACTTTCGCATCGGAGAAATAACAGGACCCACATTCTCCGCAACTGAAGATTCTCCCCTCTTCATGGGTCGTGTTGAAGCTCCTTACCGGGCCACAGTCCTGTCCTAGTAGCAATCGTAGATAAACGCTAATCTGTAGTAAGCCGGGCAGTGCCCGCCCCGTAACCCCTCCTGGTACGCCCCTATGGCCACCACTGTCCTGTCCGGCACGTCCGGCGCCCTCTACTACAAGCCCGCCGGCACCACCGGAACCTTCGGTGAAACCGCTGTCAACATCAGCACCGATGTCATCACGGTGCAGCCCTACCTGAACTTCAAGGTCGGCGACCCGGTCAAGTTCAGCATTGTCAACAGCCAAACCGGCGGCGCTGGCTCTGGCACTCTGCCCGCTCCGATTTCGGATGCCACCACCTACTACGTTCTCAGTTATACCGCTAACACCGGTGCATTGACCGTCTCTACCAGCGCTGGCGGCACAATCCTCGCCATCACCGACGATGGTACGGCCGCTGCCCCCAACGAGTTCCAGGTCGCCTACGCCGACTTCGCCGTCGTCGGCCAAGTCCGCGACTGGAGCTTCGAGATCAGCCGCCAAGAAATCGACGTCACCACGATCGGCCAAACCCCTGGCCAATACGTGCCCTTCCGCACCTACATCAGCGGCTTCGGCGATGGCACCGGCACCGCCACGGTCTACATGACCAACGAGGACGCCGCTCTCTCCAACCGGATGATCCAAGACGTCCTGCAGCGCCAACAAGACGGCGCCGCCTTCAAGCTCTACACCGACCGCGTCTTCAGCGGCGGCACCCTGAGCGAAACCCTCAGCCGCTCGATCTCCTTCGACGCCGTGCTGACCTCCGCCAGCCTGAACATCAACCCCGACGACGCCCAGTCCGTCACCGTCAACTTCCGCCCCGCTGGCACCCCCACCTTCGACTTCAGCCAAAGCTGAACCCCGCGAAGACACCAGGCCCCACTTCGGTGGGGCTTTTTTATTGTCTACTCCGCTACACTAGAAGCATCAACACCCTCGTTGTATGCCAGTTCCAGTCCGCGCCATCGACCGCCTCCGCAAGGCCGCCAACCTGGAGCCCGTCAAAAAAACCGTCGATCTCTCGGACGGCACCACCTTCGAGCTGTGGGTCACTCCCCTGACCATGGCCGAGCGCGAACGCGCCCAAAAGCAGGCCAAGTCCGACGACGCCAACGCCTTCGCCCTCCAACTCCTCATCACCAAAGCCCTCGACGAGTCCGGCACCAAACTTTTTAGCGCTGGCGAGATCGACGTCCTCAAGAACGAAGTCAAGGACAAGGACCTCCAAGCCCTGATGCTGGCCATCATCACCGACGACGCCGAGCCCATCGACCCAAAGAGCTGAGCGCCGAACTCCGCAAGGACAACTGGCTCATGCTCCAGTTCGGAGTCGCCAAAGAGCTAGGCAAGTCCCTGCGCGAGGTCCGCGCCTCAATGACCGCCGAAGAACTGATCGGCTGGAGCGCCTACTTCCAGATCCTCAACGAGGACCAGCAGAAAGAGCTAGACAAAGCTAAACGCCGCCGCTAACCCCGGCGGCTTTTTTCTCGCGTACACTGGTAAAACAGGACTCAGGCGCCGGTGGCCAACTACAACGCCAACATCAACATCACTGTTGCTGGTGCATCGCGCCTGAACGCAGTAACAGCATCCGTCGAACGCTTAAATAACTTAAGCCAGAATCTAAAACCACTAAATTTACTTGCACCCGGCGGCGGAAAGCTGGGCGACTCAATTCGCCTAGCGATAAAACCGATCAACGATTTTGCTCGCAGCGTACAGAACGGTAACAAACAAGTCTCCAATACTTTTGCTGGCGCAGTCCAACAAGCAAACGTATTTCGAACCGTTCTAGAAAACGTAAAAGTAGCTGCAGGCGGTTACGAAAAACAGTCTGCGTCAGTAAAACTATACGCCAGTGCTCTTGCTCAAGCCGAAAAACAGGCTACTCGACTTTCTGCAGCCCAAAATGACCTAGCGCGGACCGCGAAAGGTTTACAGCCCCAAGCAGAACGCGATCTTGAGTATTACCGTCGTGTAAATGCTATTCAAAGCGGCCGCTTACGCCAACAACGTGAGCTTGCCGCTGCAGAATTTATGCAGCAAAAAAGAGCAGAAGATTTTGAGCGTCGCTTAGGAATAATCCGCGAACGTAACGCAGCACGAGAAAAGCAACAAGCGAGAACCAGAGAAGCAACAAGTAATGCGATCATCGGTGGCGCCTTTCCGTTACTGTTTGGCCAAGGCCTAGGCGCATCCGTAGGCGGCGGCCTTGGAGGCTTTGCCGGTGGTCTAGCAGGAGGTCAGCTGGGTTTTGGTCTATCCCTCGTTGGAACAGCTATCGGCTCTGCTTTAGACCAAACAATCCAGTCAGCCCAAGACTTCGCTAAGTCGATTCGGGCAGGTGGAGATGCAGCCTCTTACCTAGAGCAACGTCTTGGTTATTTAAATCCAACTATAAAAACACAACTTCAAAATTTACAACAGTCTGGACAAACTGCAGCGGCTGCCGAACTTGCATTTAAGCAGTTAGCTAATACGATGGGGGAAGAAGGTGCATCCGCTTTTCTTGAAATTGGAAAACAATCTGAACAAACAGCACGTTCTTTAGGTATAGTTATAGATAGATTTGTCGGTGCTGGTTTCGCTGTAAATAAATTCTTTCAGGAGGCAAAGTTCGGTAAGGGTCGATCATCACTTGATTTACTCCCTCAACAGCTGCGTCCCACACTTACTCCTGCAGCACCGGCAGAAACAGCAGCTGCAACACAACGTACCGCTCAGCTTAACCGTAGTAACGAGTTGCTGCGTTTACAGGTGCAGTTAACTAGTATCAGCGCTCGTACAGATCTCGAACGTTACGTTACTCTTCAAAGACAAACTGCACAGAAAGAATATGAAAACGAACTAACAAAAATTAGCATCCAACTCAAAAATAAGGAAATCAACCTCGCGCAAAACGAACAACTTATCCGTGGTGCAAACTTAAAATTATCCGTACAGCTAGGCGAAATCGAACGCAACCGTGTTGAGGAACTGGCGCGGCGCCAAGAAGAAGCCCGTCGCGCAGCCGAACAAGCTGCGGATAAAGCTAAACAACAAGAAGTAAAAAGACTTACACTTGAAAGTAGTATTCTAGGTGTGTATATTGACCAAGTAAAAGCACGTGTAGAACAAGAAAAACTACTTAATGGCGAAGAAGCAGGCCTAAACGCGCTTTTAAAAGTACAAGATACTATAAACGAAACAGGTTCTGTTGCTTTAGACAAGGAACGTAGAGCAGCGCTACTGGCGGCAGATACAGCAGTTGAATACCAACTAATCAACAATCTTTACAGTAGACGAATTGATCTGCTCCAAAGGCAAAATGACATCGAAAAAGAACAAGCTAAAAGACGGCGGGATCAAATTTTCTTTGAGCGCTTTGGCCTTGTAGACGCAGTAACAACTGCCGGCAAGCGTGCTGGAGAAAGCGCGTTCGGTAATGCACCAGGGGCGGCCGGCGGCGCCGGAGCTTTCCGCACAGACATCAATTTGATGCCTGGGTTGACCAACGGCGTCATCGGTGAACAGTTTGCACTACTTAAAACTGAACTAGAAGAACTTGTAAAAGTTGAAAACCAAGTAATCGAAGCCGCCAAGAGCATCGGCGACGCCTTCGGCACCTCCCTGAAAGGCGTCATCACTGGCACAATGACCGCCCAAGAAGCACTAGCCAACTTCTTCCAGTCGGTAGCCGATCATTTTGCCGACATGGCAGCCCAGATGATCTCCAAGTGGATCCAGATGCAGATCCTTGGCCTGGCACAAAGCCTGTTACCCGGCGGAAGCAGCATCTTCCCTAGAGGCGTCGATAACTTCAGCAGTTTCTTCGGTGCTGGCGGCCCTTCCTTCTCAGTAGGGGCTTTCGGTGGTGCCCGCGCCGCCGGTGGCCCGGTCGCTTCTGGTTCGACCTACATGGTCGGCGAACGCGGCCCCGAACTCTTCGTGCCCTCCAGCAGCGGCACGATCGTCCCCAACCACATGCTCGGCGGTGGTGCCGTCAACGTCGTCGTAAACGTAGACGCCAAGGGCAGTAAAGTGGAAGGCGACAACGCCAACGCAAACCAACTGGGACGCGTCATCTCGGCCGCAGTCCAAGCCGAACTCGTCAAGCAACAACGCCCAGGCGGCATCCTCGCCAACACCCGCTGATGGCAACCTTCCCTTCCTATAACCCCGTCTACTCTGCTACAAAGCGGAGTGAGCCTCGTACACGCAGCACGCGGTTTGGTGACGGCTACGAACAGCGCCTACTGTTTGGTTTACATCAAAACCCCAAGGAATGGACACTGACGTTCAGTCTTTCCGACACCGAGGCGGACGAAGTAGAGGCATTTCTAGACGCTAGGGCCGCAGATTCCCAGTCCTTTGACTGGACTCCTCCCGACAGCCTTACAAGCTACAAATGGGTATGTTCCAGCTGGACACGCGAAATGTTCGAGTTTCAGCGCAGCAAAATTGACGTCACCTTCCGCGAGGTCTACGAACCATGAGCACCATCGTCACCAGGGTCGGCAAAGGCAGTGCGCTGACGCACGCTGAGGTCGATGCCAATTTCACAAATCTAAACAATGCTAGTCAAACAGTATTTGTCTCGGCTGGGGCAACGCTGACGAACCAGCCAGTTGCGCTTTCCGACTTTAGCGCGGCCGGTTCTAGCTGGTTCCCCTTAACAACCTTGGATAGGTATAACAGGGCCAGGCTTAACTGCTATGTTGCCACTGCTTCGGCAAGCGTCAACACGCCAAGACTGTTTATCCAGTACAGCGTAGATGCTGCCACATGGGTCACTGTGGGTAGCGGTACTGGAAGCGACGCTGTTTCCCTTAGTTCTACGGGATGGATACTTACCAACTGGATTACCCTGCCCGCCGGAGCCGTTGGTACTAACATTTATTTTCGCGTTGCAATGGAAGGCGGCAACGCAGCAGCCGACCCAGTTGTTCGCGGATTATCGATGTCATTTGAATGGGCGTAAAGAGGTAATAACTGATGGCGCTCGCTGATCTTTACGTTGACGCTGGCTACTGGGGCTTCGACTACGCGGTCGGAGAATCTCCAACCCTGCCAGTATCCGAACTTCAAGGCATAGCGCCGTCCGCCGTCATCGAGTTATTTGAGCTACAGCTCAATGCTGCCCAGCACGGCGTCAGCGAAACCTACCGCTTCCATGCCGGCAGCAACCTCAACGCCAACGGCCAGCTGGTGTGGAGTGGCGTCAATTATCTGCGGTTTCCGGTCGAGGCCGAGGGATTTGAGTACAGCGGCAACGGCCAACTACCTCGACCAAAAGTACGGATCAGCAACATCCTTGGCACGATTACCGCAATCCTGCTGAGCCTACCCAGCGGACTCGAAGGCGCCAAGGTGACGCGCATCCGCACACTTGCTCGATACATTGACGGCGCTAATTTCCCCGGTGGAACCAACCCCTACGGCACGCCGGACCCTACCGCTGAATTTCCACGGGAAATCTATTACGTTGATCGCAAGACAACTGAAACCCGCGATCTTGTCGAGTTTGAGCTGGCGGCAGCATTTGACTTGGCTGGCGTTCGAGCGCCAAAGCGCCAGTGCATCGCCAACATCTGTCAGTGGGTCTACCGATCGGCGGAGTGCAGCTACAGCGGCAGCAACTACTTTGACGCCAACGACAACAGCGTCGCCACACTGG